CTAACCACATGAAGCGTCAATGATCTTGTTGGTATTTGAAGCCTTAATAACTGTAATCCGGTTTGGTCGATAATCTTCTGTAACAGTCTCACCTACTCTTGCATAGCGAAGTATCTCTGAATTGGTCATCTTTTTGATTTCCTGATCACTTAAATCAGTTCTCCCTACAAGCTCTTTGGCCCGAAGTGGCAAACACTCATGGAGTGTATCTTCTGCTTGTTTATCTGTTTTTTGTTCAGATACGTGATCAATATCTGACTGATAATTTGAACATGCACAGAGAACCGTCAGTAAAAATCCTGAAGCAATAAATTTTTTCATATTTTGGAACTTCACGGTAGGTATTTAGTAAATAGTGAATCATCAATCTGCTTTTAGCTGTTGTGTTCTCTTATGCACTTTTTTATAAAAGTTATCAGATCTAGCTTTTACTGAAGAGTTCTTTCTTTTAAAGTAGTTCACAATATCTTGATAGCCTTCCTCTTTTTCATCCGCTAGAGGAAAGGTTTTTTCTTTTTGTGTAAATATAGTTTCAATCAGGTTTACATACCAATTAATAAAACTTTGGGTAAGCTCCCGATCAGGTATTACACTGAAATCTATCCGTGCTTCTATACCCCATCTTTCTATAGGTTTTAACGTTTTTAAATAGCTTCGAGTAAGAGGAATCTTAATTTCTTTACTTTTAGTTTTAAATTCCAACTCGGTGAGTAAAAGATTTAAGTCCTTTAAACCATTAGTACTAAACCCGTATTCTCTATATACCTTCACATAGGTTTCTTGAGCAAGGCGCTGATAATTTTTGATAATAGTTTTCAATGTTCAGTCCATTTACACTGCTTTTAGATGCTATATACATCTACCGGCACATCTGACCAGATATTAAAGATCAATTCTTTATAATCAGAAGGCTCTACGCCTTCCAGCAAGTAGAAAGATTTAATCGTACCATCCTTGTTGATTTGAACTCTTTTATACAACAGGGTCTCTTTATCCTGCGCCGTAAACTCTTCAATAAATTTGAGGATCTCTTCTGAACCTAAATGTGATGGTTCTACCAACTGGCCATTATACATTCCACCGATGTAATAGGTTGACTGGGCTGACATAAGAACCTCTCTTAGACTTTATTGATTAGGAGCGAGCCTTGATAAGGAACATCTGCTTGTTTCGAAAGTATATAAAGCTCTTTCTAATTTAGCCTACTTACAGGTGTTGAAAGTATCTTTTGTAATACCCGAATGTTAAGTTTTTTTAATATTAAAAAAGCCCGCAAATGCGAGCTTTTAAATTCTTACCGGGCGATCAATTTATAAAACGCCCATTTTAGAAATCTTTATACTCAAGTGTATACCCAACTGTCAAGCATGTTCAGTAATTTCCGGCTCATAATAGAATGATCTTGCCAAGCGATCTCGTATAGTTGTTTCCCACTCCGCCACAATAGACTCTCCCAATAACTCATATTTGGAGTAGCTTTTTGAATAAGCCATCTTGGTAATACTTAATTTTGCGATATTAATCTTTTCATTCAGAGTATATGGCCGTTTGCCTGTACCTTCGCACTTAATACAAAACTTTGAACCTGACGTACAACCTTCACTATTATAAACCTCAAGTTTTCCGATCCCTTGGCATGCTCCGCACATCGCCTTAACGAAAAGATGGCCACGCAAAACTACCTCAGCCATTCCTTTTGCTATGTTACTTAAATCACCTTGGCAGTTATTCGGCTTGAAGTTATTTTTGATCATTTCTTTATGGATCTGGCCAGCCAGAATATTACGTACACGGAAAAAATCACCAGAGCTAATTTCACCCTGTTTAAATTCTACTTTCCCCGGTTTATCTGCAATACGACGTTCAATCGTATATTCAGGTTTATATCGACTCTGCTTATAAATAAATTGCGGCTCAGCAGGTGTGATAATCGCGATACGTTCAAAATCTACCTTTTCTACCAATAATGAAGCCCAAATACGTGCATGCGGTTTAAGCAAGGCTATTTCCCCCAACACAATGTCTTTTGAAATCTTTTTACCATTCCCTGCACCATTGGCGATAGCAAGGCGTAAAAACTCTAAAAAATCAAATTTCTCAACTAACATAATCGCCTTCCTATACTTCCTGAACGTCAATATTTAAAACTGTTTTCATCAAATGCTTCTTGTTGCGATAGCTCGCGGTTTTACGTGTTATTGCAGACTTCACATCTTCAACTACGAACTCTCCAGCTGCTGTGTAGTAAGTAAAATCTGCAAAGTATCTCAATGCTGGTTTTGCTCTTTTCTCTCCTGCAATTCTGGTTTTAGGTGCCAGCTCAAAGCACTGGTGATGTTTGAGCTCGCGGATCTCTTTGTGCTGCTGCATAGCTTTAAGCTGTATGTAACGTTTAGCTTCTTTCTTGCTATCAAAATTGAGCCCATCTATTTCCACTTTTACGGCGTTGAACTTGTTCTTTTTGGCTTTAGCAGCAGGCTGACTACCACCTCCATACTTTTCTCTATACTCAGCCGCCGAAATGCTTGTCATTGACACCTCTTAAAAGCAAAGGGGTATAAACACTAAATTCACTATCCTGTAAGGCTTCCTCTACTTCACCAATTAGTCCTAAGGTTTCATCCTCAATCATGAATTTACCGATACATAAGCGATTGTCACTGCATACGCTTAAAGCCTTACTAATCTTCCTGTCAGCCTCAACAGCCTTCTGCAACAACACTGTATTCTCACGACGACAACACTTAAGCTCACTCTGCAGCTGCTCGGCCTCTTTCTTCATTTCGATATAACAAGACTCCATCCGATCCGTGGCGGCTTGAGCCAGTTGAACCTGTTTCTGCAGCTTTGCAATTTCCTTGTCTTTGAGAATAAGGAGACTTTGATTAACCAGAACTCTGGCCAATAGCCCAACTTCTAATTTTTTGATCACACCCCACCCCCTAATCGAGCATCAGCCCAATTGCATTCGACCACTGTCAGGCTACCCTGCTGAAATCTGGACCATAAACGATCTCCCAAATCTGAAATCAGTCCAGGTATAGTTTTTCCGGTGCCATCTTTTGTGTCATACAATGTCATGTTTGAAATCAGCATGGTTGGTTTCATACGGTCATAACGTGCATATAAAACTTTATGGACCAGTTCACGGCGCTTATCCCGATCATGCAATCCGTATTCATCCAAGATCAGCAGGTCATATTGGGTAAATTCATGAATCACCGATTTCTCGGTTATGTCAGGATTCTTTTTATCCCATGCATCCATGATCCGCTGCGCCATTTCCTCACTGGTGATATAACGGGTATACATACCTCTGGTGAGTAGCGTACGCGCTGAGGCACAAGCCAGATGAGTTTTTCCTGTACCGGTCTTACCTACCATCACAAAGTTATTTTTAACGCCGCTCAAGATGGATTGAACGTAAGAGACAGCACTATTTACTGCATTCTGCTGACCTGCATGTCTAACGGTATAATTCTTGAATCGTGACCCTGCATGACGTTCTGGAAGCGTAGCGCCAGCAAAATGTTTTTCACGAACCATCTGGTCTACTTCGTGCTGACGGTTCTGATTTTGTTGATTCACCAATTCGATTGCACATTGTGGGCAGATCTGGTTTGGCCCAGCTTTCACTTTTGCAATGTTGTGTTCAGTGCATAGTTCCTGGACGCTTTGAAGTCCACCTGTGAGCATAGCCATAGCGTTCATTCAAAGTCCTCCGGGATTTGGACTGGTGAAGTCACTGGAGCATACTGCTGTGCTGGTTGATTATTCCACGCAGCGTTTACCTCCAGAGGAGAACCGGGTTTCTCAGAACGAGAGTAACCAGTTGTGTGTTTGTTTTTGCGTTCAGCTTTTTCGAGAGACTTTTCAAACTCCTGAAATATCCACTGTGCAAACTTCCGCAGCTTCTGGTTGTCAGAAATCTGGTGGTTATTCTCGTAATGGGCATTAAAGTTTCCAAGATGGAATTGAAAATCTTCCATGCTGAGAATTTCAGAAATACGATGAGAATATTTTGTTCCCTTCAACGCCGTTGTGAGTTGTTCAAGATCAGGATTCCAGCTCTGATTTTGATTTTCAGCTTGCGCGTTAGTGTGGGTGTTTATATCTGTAGTATTCTTTGTTGTATTCTCTGTAGGAACGAATTGCGCTTTTGTTTGTTCCCGAACTGCGCTTTCGTCAGTTGGGGAATTTACACTTTGTGAGTTCGCCAAAATCATGTCTGTAAGCCACTGATCAAAGCGTTCTTCGTTAAACTTGAAATATAAACGGTGATCAAGGCGCTTGTACGTTTCAGAGATCAAACCCAAGGCAACGAGTTTCTTTCTTGCACTCACCTGCTCGCGATAAGACAGACCTGTCTCTTCTTCAATATCCTCAGATGTTTTATAAACCCCTAGTGGGCTATCTGTTTTATCTGACCAAAAGACTATTTGGCCAAGAAAAATACCAGCCTTTACACAGCCAAGGTATCTACTCAGTTTGGGGAAATAGGCTATCGGTTGTCCTGTGCCACGTAGTGACAGAATATGGCTCATTGAACTTCACCCGCCTTAGGCTTCACATAGCCACCAAACGCTTCAACCGTTCCTGATTTCACCAGACTCGCTACCACTTCACTGGCCATCCAGTCGTTAATACGGCAACGGCGCGCCAGCTGCTCAGCCAAATCAATTTTTCGTACAGCTGCGTTATTTACGTCTTGATTTCTCAAACGCAAATTATTTTGGTTGTGCTTAAAAAGCTCATCAAGAATTCTTAAAGCCGGATCATAGAAAGACTGCACTTGCTGCATGTGTCTATAATCAGCGTTATTGATTGCAGAGTTCATAGGGCCTCCGTGATAAAAAGAGCAACTGGAGCTTCCAGGCGTTTTCTGGCTTTGAGTTCAGCAGTAGTTGTGTGGCGAATCTCATTGACAGCCAGCCAGCAGAAGTAGGTTGAGTTTTTTAATGGGCGGCATTTAATAAACTCTGGGTAGGTCGCGTGGGCCCACTCTCTTACTTCAAATAGTTCGGATGTGATGCCATCACAAAGGGAAACGACTACATCACCTACAACGAAATCCTGCTGTTCATCACAGCATTCACATTTGCTTTCAAACACTTGTTCTGATAAATTTAAATGGTTCATTTAGATTTCCTAATGTTGGTGAACACTGAAAAAGCCTGACCTCAACCGTCAGGCTTTTTCTTTTTGTAGATTGGCGGTGTATTTCTGCATCTGCTTATAGGCAGCCTGATCTGCCGCAGTCGCAAATTCGATAATTCTTAAAAAGATGCTGTGGATCTCTTCATACTCTGCCGGCGTGATCACGCCATCTTCATAAGCTTCATACACTTTCTGGTTGGCCTGCCCGTTACAGATGTTGTGCTGCATCATGGCTTCAATAACAGATAGCTCGTGATGCTTGTCTCCATCGCAGCCTGTCGGAATTAATGCGTAACCCAGCCGGTGTGCCCAGCTCTGCAATACCACCGGATTTTGGGTAAACAGCAGCATGCCTTCGAACTTTTTAAGGCTTGGCAGGTAGTCCATGTTCGGGTTGGCATAGTTCAAAACGGTCTTGTGTGAGTCACCAATGATTTCTGCAATCTGTTTCGGGTCAATGCCTGCTGTCTGGTGAATCATTTTGTAGAGTGCAGCTTGGGCACTTTTACTGAATTGGGTTTCCATATGTGAAGCCTTATTTTTATTCACGTTTACTTTGAGGGTCTATGGGGCAACAATAACTAGGCGGTTAAAGCTCGGAGATCAGCTTTTAACTTGCCTTTAGTCTGAACTTGAATAACTGCTTGTGTTGAGATTGGAATGCCGTAAGTACGCCATTTACTAATAGCGCCCCGTGTTTTCTTTAAAAGTCGCGCTAATTCAGCATCATTCTCAGCTTCATAGTGATTTTTGAGATCATCTACAGTCATATAGTTTCCCTTAATAAACCTTTTGTTTCTTTAAGTAAACCATAAGTTTCTTTTTAGGTCAATTCACTTGTTTACTATCGGAAACATAAAAGTAAGGATTAAATAATGAGTAGCGTCTCAGAAAGAATCTTATTAAGGATGAAGCAGCTCAATCTCCAACAAGTGGATTTGATAGCTGCTACTAAGTCTAGCAAGGGTACAGTTTCTAAATGGATTTCTGGTGTAAATACGCCTAGTGGAAAGAGCATTATTCCTCTTGCAAAAGCACTCAAAACTACACCTGAGTGGATTCTAACTGGTGAAGGCCCTACACCTCTAAAAGAACAAAATTTACAAGAGATCTCAGCATGGGATGAAACCACGCCTATTGAAGAAGATGAAATAGAGATTCCTTTCTTTCAGAATTTTAGTTTTGACTGTGGTTCTGGTTCCGTTGGTGAAGCACTCAAAGCCCAGTCACAGCCCTTACGTATTTCTAAAGCTACCTTGCGTGACTTGGGAATTGAAAAAGAGAATGCGGTGGCTACTGGTGCAAGTGGCGACTCGATGAAACCGACTATTAAAGATGGTGATACGATCTATCTGGATTTGGGGCGTAAAACAATTAAAGACGGCAAGATCTTTGCGATCTGTCATGGTGGGCTGTTTGTAGCCAAGCGGCTTTATAACCTGCCGATGGGTGGAGTCAGGATTGTTTCGGATAATACTGCGGAGTACCCAGAAGTTTTATTGACTGCTGAGGAAAGAAAAGAACAGGAGTTTGAAATTGTGGGGTGGGTATGGCGGATAACGTCTACTGAGAGTTGGTAGTCCTAAAAATTTATGTATCAGAAATGATTTTTTTAGAGTATATAGTGGCTTTTAAGTAAGTAAAGTTTTGTCTATAGGACAAGTTTTGGTATTTGTATGAGTTTAGATTTAGCATCTTTAGAAATTTTAAATCCTAAATTAAAGCCTACTAATAGAAAAGGTTTACAGGCTAATTCAGCTCTATTTTCATATTATGCTGGTTTTTCAGAGAATTTTACTATAAATCTTTTAGAACAACTAACTGACAAAAATAAGCCTTCTACTATTTTTGATCCATGGAATGGAAGTGGTACCACAACATTCGCTGCTTATAAATTAGGACAAAATGCAATTGGCAATGACCTAAACCCTGTAATGTTGATTATAGCCAAAGCTAGATTAATCAACAATTTAGATCTGAGTAGCTTAGAAGCTATTTGTCATACAATTTTTCATAATACCAATAAAGATAGATCAAAGTTTTCGTATGAATCTGATCCATTAAAGATATGGTTTAAAGAAAAAAGCTGTTTATTCATAAGAAGATTTGAAAACTCTATTAATAAAAATTTTATTTGTTTTAATCATTACTCAATTCTTACTGAAAGTGATGCATTAAATAAATTAAGTACAATTGGAGCTTTCATATATGTAATTCTTTTTAAAACAATAAAAACCTTATTAAAAAATTTTATTCCATCAAATCCTACTTGGGTAAAACAACCAAAAAGTGAAGTGGATAAAATCGAAGTTAATAGTGATATTATTAAAGATACTTTTTTTAATATTTTGAATGATACTATCCAATCACATATTTTTAATGATTCTCCAGTCAAAAATGCGAGTTTCAATCTTTCACTTAATAATTCAAACTTACTTAAACAAAATAAAGAAAGTGTCGATATTGTACTTACCTCACCTCCATATTGTACGCGTATAGATTATGCTATAGCTACTTCTATTGAGTTAGCTACTATAAGACTTAATAACATTCGAGCACTTAGAGAAAGTCTTATTGGTACTTCTACAGTAAAAAAAGAAATTATAGAACCTAGTTACTTGTGGGGAAATGTTTGTAATAATTTTCTAAAGCAAGTACAGGAACATGAGTCTATAGCTTCTTCTACTTATTATTATAAAAATCATCTTCAATATTTTAATGATCTTTATAAATCATTATATCAAATTTCTAAAATTTTAAAACCAAATGGTTTATTTATTTCTGTTGTCCAGAATTCATTTTATAAAGAAATAAATAATGACTTAGCAAAAGTTGTTGATGAAATGTCTAATAGTTTTGGTCTGTCGTTAGTTAGAGAAGATAAATTTATCTCAAAAAATAATATGTCTTTGATTAACTCTAAATCGAATAGATATATTAATCATAAACAGATAACAGAATCAGTATTAATTTTTAAAAATACGGGGTAAAAAGCAATGATTAACAATAATGTTCCAGCATTAATTAATGAAATAGATGAAAGTTTAAAAAATGTTCATACTCAAAGTTTGGATATTTCATTTAATGAACTATTAGATATGGTTGTAAGTGGTGAGTTAGATATTTCTCCAGACTATCAGCGGGTATTTCGCTGGTCATCAGGTGCTCAATCTCGCTTTATTGAATCGCTCTTACTTGAAATGCCAGTTCCCCCAATTTATGTTGTTGAAATTGAAGATAATAAAAAACTTTTAATTGATGGACTTCAGCGATTATCCTCATACTTACATTTTCGAGGTCAACTAAATGCTCCTGATGAACCTATTGGTATTAATATGGGGGATAAGCTAGTCTTAACTGACTGCGATATTGTTGAATCATTAAATGGGAAAACTTATGATGATCTAGGTACCGCTCTTCAAATTAAATTAAAACGAAGTTTCGTACGAGTAGAGGTTGTCAGAAAATCTAGTAATCAAAAATTTAAATACCATATGTTTAAGCGTTTAAATACTGGAGGCACTTTATTAACCGATCAACAGATGCGTAATTGTACTATTCGTTTATTGGATCATAAGTTTAATGATTTTATAATAGAATTATCAAAATCTATAAATTACAGAAAAACGATAGAAAATTTAAGTGAAGAACAATTTTTAGGAGCATATGAACAGGAATTAGTTTTACGTTTTTTCACTTTCAAAAATAATGGGGATGCTTTTAAGCATGATATCAGGGACTTTATGACTGAATACATGGAACAAGTATCAGATCCAGAACATGAACGTAGTTTTGATTATGATATACAAAGAGCTGATTTCGAGAAAACATTTGAAATTCTAGCTAATACATTAGGTGAGCAAAGCTTTAGTAGAACAAATACCGCTAGAAATGATTTACAGAAAAAGTTTATTGTTTATCAATTTGAATCTTTTACATTGGGTTTACAGAAACATTTGAATCATCTCGATATCTCTACATTAGAAAAACGTAATACTCTAACTGAGATTTTTAAAGAAATAAAATTTAATCAAGAGTTTATCAATTTAACGACAGGTGGTGGTAAGAATACCACTTCAGCATTGAATGCTCGAGTTAAATTTGTTTCTGATCGAGTGGAAGAGTTTTTAGCCAATGGACATTAATATTTTCAGGACTGAGCTTGAACAGGATTGGGATTGGCGTTTTGAAGAACTTAAATTACTTAAAAATTTAAGTTCAAATCTCTCTAAAGAACAAGCAGATATCTACAGAAGATCTTTAGTCGTTTTTCTCTACGCTCATTTTGAAGGTTTTTTTCAATTTGCTTTAACACATTATATCAAAACTATAAATGATCAAATGATACCGTGCTCAAAAGCTAATACTCATCTTATTAGTGCAACTCTTACTAGTGTATTTAAAGCACTACGTGATGATAATGCTAAATGTGATTTTTTTAGGATAGATGCTCCAGAAGATGTTAAATTACATCGCTTCTTTAGAGAAACTCAATTTATTGAAAACTCGTCTAGTATTTTATCAAGAATCGTAAGTATTGAAACTACAAGTATTGATTTAGAGTCCAACTTAAGCCCTGTAGTAGTTAAAAAAAATTTATATAAATTGGGTCTACCTTATCAGTTAGATAAAGAGATTGAAGGACATTTATCTAAATTAAAAAATATAAGAAATAAAATCGCCCATGGAGAAAGAAAAGAAGGAGTTCAACTAGCAGAATATGAAGGTTTTGAAAATTCAGTTATGAAGACTATAAATAATACAATGAGTAATTTAACTAAAGCATGTAATGAAAAATTATTTTTACAAGAAGCTTATCGGCTTGAATCGAATTTAACCGCTAGTAATTAAAAATATGAATATACAAAAAATTTTATTAGTTTTTTCTATATTGGCTTTTACAGGTTGCCAAAAACAGCCGGAACAAGCTGCCACTGCTGAGCCTTCAAACGACCCAGCCGTAACAGTAAAGTTTGAGCAGGCAGACCAGAAAATCTCAGACTTTCTGGATCAGCTTGACGACCCCAAAACTTCGCAGGAACGGCGCGCTCAGATCATCTGTAAAGACTACCCTGCTGTTTATAAAAACGAGTATATGCCAGCCTTACTCAAGCTCTCACCAGATGAATATACTGAACCTCAACTTCTGCAAGATATGAAGATCGCTCTAGACTATTATGTTCAGAAAGATAAGGTGATATGCAAAGGGTAAGATCAGGTTTAATGAGGCGGCTTTTATTAGTTTAGTAATTCAACAATAACTCTTCTATCTGCCTTTTTGTCAGTTTTACTTTAAAGTCTATTCATATATATTAAAGAAAATGAGGACGACCTCTACTGGTGCATTTTTATCTGAACTGCACCAGTCTAAACCCCGTCGGGACGACCTGATCACTATTTAGAGGTAGCGATTATGGCATGGGTTGTTCTGATTCTTGCGGGTGTTTTTGAGATTGTCTGGGCGTATTCAATGAAGCTGTCAGAAGGCTTTACCAGACTCACCCCGAGCATCATTACCCTTTTCTTTATGGTTCTCAGTTTTGGCCTGCTTGCGTATGCCATGAGAACACTTCCGCTAGGTACGGCTTACACCATCTGGACAGGCATTGGTGCGATTGGTTCATTTGCCGTGGGTATTTTTATATTAGGTGAACCTGTTACGGCGATCAGAATGCTCGCGGCAGTGCTGATTGTTTCTGGTCTGATCCTGATGAAAATCTCATCGTAAGTGTTCTGATTAACGTTCTTTTCAAACCATTTAACCCATCTTTATGATGGGTTTTCTTTTTAATAAATCCATATTTTCCCTGATATTATGGAGTTAAGACTTTGTGCCAACATTGATCTTAACTACATAAATATTGGAGAAAATATGAAACCTGAAATTATAGAAGCCCTAGCGTTAGAGCTTACTAAGTCCAAACTAGCCAATAAAATGACCACTGCATCTGATTGGGTTGAAACTTATAAAGCCTCACTCTCTGAGATTAAAGAAGAGTGCGATAAAGGTAAAACCCTTCACAAACCTGCTACTGGTGGGTCACGCATATTCTAACTACCAGTCTTAGCAATTACATAGCAGCCATTCTTATTAGAGAAATCTTGAAGGATGGCTTTTAGTTCCTCTGCAAATTTAAATGGGCATTCAATAGTTACGGTAGCAGTTTGATTTCCATATATTGCCATTTCCGCTGCATTTACATATTTCTCTAATTCTTCAGCTTTTACCCCATTAAGCAGCAATTTCTCAACCGTCTGCTTACGCCAATCAAACATTTCAGTATTTAGACTCATTTTTCTCACCTATATGAGTGGATTGTCTTTTGTCTATTAAAACATAATAGTTTCCTTTAATAAACTTTATTGTTGACTTAATAGTTTCCTTTGGTAAACTAAAATTATAAATAAAACCTCAGCGTTGCGCTAACAACCTGAGGCATGACCCACACTACTACTGTGAGTAAGTAAATTATGAAACAACATCACCCAAAGAGTCAAACCACCCAGATTCTTTTTCAAGAACCGACGGCTGAAGAAATGCAAAGCAAGCCCGGTTCGGTCTTCTCTAACATCTGCGCCATTTTACTCATTGCCAGTTCAGTCTTTGCACTGGTATGCATGCTGCGTAGCTGTGCGAATGAAGCTGAAACTCAGGCAGTGCAAGCCCATGCCTATAATGCGAAGTTCTCTAAAACTGATTCTGCTTTAGTTCAGGTTGTGGAGGCGCGTTAATGAATGCAGCCATAAATCCAGACAAAATTATTTCAATCCGGGCCAGCTCCCTGTCCGACCTGTTCGACTGTCCGGCACGCTGGGAAGCCAAGAATCTTTTAAACAAACGCACTCCAGCCGGTGCACGCACACGCTTAGGTACAGCAGTTCATGAAGCAGTGACCCAGTGGGACTATCTGAACCTGATCGGAGAAGACGTCACCCTGGAAGAATGCCGCGAGATCCTGCATCACCAGATCTGGCAGCCAGGTGAAGAAGTAGATTGGTCCGACCTGGACCAAAATGCTGCTGAGGCAATTGGTCATTCATTAATGCAAAAGTACATCACTCATATTGCGCCAACCCAAAAATTTATAGGTGTGGAAGTGCGCTGTGAATCTCTCATCCTTGCTGATCTGGGCATTGAGCTTACAGGCACCATTGACCGCATCTATGAAAATAATGAGGGTGAACTGGGCATTGGCGACCTTAAATCTGGCAAGAATGCTGTTGCTTCAGACGGTACAGTCAAAACCGTAGGCCATACACCACAAATGGGGATTTATACCGTATTGGCCAGTCATGCACTGCAAGAACCGGTACTGGCCCCTGCCCGTATCTACGGCCTGACTACCGGAAAAACAGATAAAGGTCAGCACGTCGGTATAGGTGAAATCGACTCACCTGCAGAGGTACTTCTAGGTACCGAAGAAGAACCTGGACTACTGCACCACGCAGCAAAACTCATTAAGCACGGCGTATTTTACGGCAACTCAAAATCAATGATGTGTCACGACAAATACTGCCCTGTTTATCACACCTGCAAATTTCGCAAATAATTTTTATAAGGATTAAAACAATGACTTCTCAAGTAATGACTGCTGAACAGATCCGTACCTCACGTCAGACTGCTGTAGCAACACCTAGACCCGTTGAAGTCAGCTTGACTTCACTGGAAGGTTTTGAACTGGCACAACGTATTGCCAAAATGCTTGCCGCCTCAACCATGGTACCGGAAGTTTACCGCGATACGCTAAAGATCAAAGACGGTAAAGACCAGAATGGAAACTGGCTGTACCGTAGTGAACCTAATCCGAATGGTCTGGCCAACTGTGTCATTGCCCTGAATATGGCAAACCGCATGGGTGCCGATCCGCTGATGATTATGCAGAACCTTTATATTGTCGAAGGTCGTCCAGCCTGGTCATCACAATTCGTGATCGGGGCAATCAATACCTCTGGCAAGTACTCACCGCTGCGCTTTGAAATGGAAGACCGTGGTGAAGTGGAAGTGACCTATACCACCAAGGAATGGAAGTGGAATGAGCGCGCCCGCAAGAGTCTGCCAGAAGAAAAAGTCCATACTGTCAAGCTACGCAATATCACCTGTAAAGCATGGGCCATTGAAACAGCTACAGGTGAGCGCCTTGAATCTGCTGAAATCTCAATGGAAATGGCAGTAAAAGAAGGCTGGTATCAAAAGAACGGATCTAAATGGCAAACCATGCCTGAACAGATGCTGCGTTATCGTGCTGCCTCATTCTTTGGCCGGATCTACGCACCAGAAGTGTTAATGGGTATCCGGACTCAGGAAGAAGAACAGGACGCCATTATTGATGTGACGCCAGAACCAGTACAGCAGACTTCACCGGTGACTACCTCTGACCTTAAGGCCAATGTCGTTAAAGAAGCACCTGTAGAGCAGCAAGCCAAGCAACAGCCAGTTCAGGAAGAAAAGAAACCACGTGCGCGTAAACAGCCAAAAGTTGTTGAAGCTGAAAATGTCCAGAATTCTACACAGAGTGAAGTTGTAGATGCAGAGTTGAATGTGGAAGATCTTAAACGGCTACAGCAAGAAGCTGAGGACTTGATCCAGCAAAATAAAACATCAGAAACTGCTCAGGTCGATGTAAACAAGTCTGCTGAAATTAAAAAGAGCTATATGAAGACACTCACCAGTACCGTTCAGGCCAGCTCTATTAATGGTTTAAAAAGTCAGATCGAGAAGGAAACCAAATTAACTGAGGTCGACAGAAATTACTTATTGGCTTACGTCAAACAGCGTCTTGATGAGGAAAGTGTTTATCAGCAAGGACAAGCACCAGTAGACAAGATCAAGAGCACTTCTACCCGGGCAGGACTGGAACGAATGATTGCAGATACTCAGGATGTGCATCAGCTAGAGACCGAAACAGCTCAGAGTATTAAAAACCATAAGGCCAAAATGACGGTGGAAGATTATAACGTCCTGTTGAGTCTCTACGCACAGCGCAAAGAAGTGCTGTCACAGCAGGATATTTTCGCTGATGCGGTAAGTCTGGTGGATTCCTATATAGCCCATATTGATGCTGCCCAAGATGTAGACCGTCTGAATGACATCATGAGTGATCCGGCAATCAATAGCCTTCCAGACGATGATACGGCGCGGATCAATGAAGCTTATGACCGTCGCTATGCAGAGATCAGTGAATAAGGGCCATGTCGCCCTTCGGGGTGGCAAATTCCATAATAGATATACGGCGGTATCACTATGAAATACACATACTCATCTATCACCCGCACCCTGACCGTCTTTGGCTGCAAGATGGATCATATCTTTACCAATGTCGGCCTGTTTGAAATTGAAGCACTGCTGACTAATGCAAAATTTAAGGAGGCCACATGGAGAAATTAAGTCAAGCTAAGGTAAAGGAGGTGACTTAAATGGCTCGCTATACCATCATTGTTGAAGCTGAGCGACCTCCGCAAATCATGCTGGGCCAGCAAATCGGCGGTGCAATAGTGAAGGAGTTAAAAGAAGTCGAAGTGGAGTTGGTTTCTGCTTCGTACCTGGCTCAAAAATACAACTTATCTGTGACAACAATCAGGGACAAGCTTGTATCGATCAACCAGGGCACACAAGGCAAGGCTTTATACCATCCACGTCTTGCACACGATATGCTCACCACAAAAGTAAAAAGAGGCAGGCCGAGAGCTAATTAGCTCTCACTGTCATTAAACATTTCCACCAGGTCTTGAGCGTCAGGATTATAGTAAGTGTTCACCAGCATCGAGATAGTTTTATGACCAGTGATCTTGGCTAATACTTCAACTGGTAATTTCCGAACCTTGACCATTCTTGTAATCGCTTCATGTCTTGAATCGTGAAAATTAATATGCGGTAGCCCTGCTCTTTTCTTGGCTCGCATCCATGTTGCACAAAATCTGTCCTTATCGAGTGGCACAAGCTGCTTATTGGTTTTCGGGAGTACTGCTAAGAGCCGCTTCGCTTCTTTGGATAAAGGTACATTTCGGGAGTCACCGTTTTTCGTTATGGGTAAATGCACAAAACCTTCTTTAATGTCTTGTCTTTTCATGGCAAGGATTTCACCCTGACGCATTGCTGTTTCCAAAGCAAATAGAAAGGCCCATGCAACATAGTGGCGTGATATTTCAGGTGTCGTGGTTCCATCCCAGCTTAATGATTTAAGCATCAAGGCTTGATCTTCTTCTGTGATCCGCTGACTTCTTGATTTTTCCTTACCTGGCATCGTAACCGAATGCCATACATTAGACTCAATCAAAAATAATTCTTTCATGGCATATGTGAACACGGCTGAATAAATTGCGTGTTCATTTCTAAGCGTTGCCACCTTAACTTCTTTTTTTCTGTTGTTCCGCCACTCTGCAATATCAGCAGGTTTAAAATCATAAATAGACTTGTCTGCTAAGTTTGGTGCAATACGATCAAGGTTTTTAATCTTGAAATTGATGGTTCGTGCAGATCGCATATGCCGACCATGTTCTTGATAATATTTTGCACATAAATCTCTAAAAAGATATTTAGGCTTTTCACCCTGTTCGATTGCTTTTTTACCGGACCGGAGCTCGGACAATTTATCCATCGCCCAAAGCTCACATTCTTTTGCAGAGTCTCTAGTGACTGAATAGCGCTTTTTTTGGAAAGTCACAGTAATGCGCCAACTTGACCCGCGTTGGATGGGTTTTGGTAGTTTCAT